GCAAGAAAAAGTAGGTCAATAGCAGAAGGCATTGCAAATAGCAATGCTATTCCTAATGTAACACACACTGTTAATTACGAAACAAATACAATAGCAAATGGCGGCAAAGGATTGCAAAAAGACTTTGACAACGCCTGGGCTGTAGTTGGAACAACTAGTAATACCCTTATTGAAAGTGCGTGTTTAGGTATCCCTACATTTGCATTAGACGACACTGCAATGTGTTGGCCAGTTAGTCAACCAAATCTATCATATATAGACAATCCAAAATTAGATATACCTCGTGAACAATGGTTATATGATTTAGCATATACGCAATACTACTATCACGAACATCAGTTAGGTGTTGCGTGGAACAGACTTAAACCTTATTACTTTTCTTAAATAAACTACGTATATAAATACTAGCGGAGAACCTTTATGCAAACAACATTATATCAAGACTGGACTATATTGTCTGGCGACACTACTCTACGCAGGGCACTAAAAAAAGAACGAAAAACAGAAGTTGTTGATTATCAGTATGAACAACTTAACACAGCAATGTTGTGTTGCAAGCAATTTAGAACAGCAATTGATGTAGGAGCAAACTACGGCGTAATGTCATATCATATGTCAAAAAGATTTACTAACGTGCATGCATTTGAAATTGAACCTAACGTTTATAACTGCTTAGAAACAAATGTAAAACACTTTAATCTAGATAATGTACAAACACATGCATGCGGACTCGGTGATAAAGAGCAAACTGTTTCACTAACTTACAAAGGAACAAGTACATTCGGCACACATGTTACTCCTAATTCAAGCGGTGATATCTTAGTAAAAACAATGGATAGTTTTTCATTTACAGATGTTGATTTTATTAAAATGGACGCTGAAGGGTTCGAGCCACTTATTATAAATGGCGGCATTGATCTAATAGCAAAATATAAGCCTGTAATACTATACGAATGCAAAGGACACGAAACTAGATACGGCTATGCAAGAGACGAAGTTGGTCAACAATTAAAGAAGCTTGGCTATGTCAAAATAGCAGATGCAGGTAACAGAAAAAACGCAATTATAGGTGTGATAAATTAAATGAAGCAAGTCTATAATTATTGGATGCCAGATAGCGATAATCATTTTCATAGGATGATTACTAAGCGTATTAAAAATGGCGGACCAGCTGAATATCAAGACGATGTTAGAGATGCTGCTTACCAATACGTTACAGATTTTGATCTTGCAGTTGATGTCGGAGCAAATGTAGGACTATGGGCAAAGCCGTTAACTGAAAAATTTAAACAAGTTTTTGCTTATGAACCTATGCAACAAGTATACGAATGCTTAGAACTTAATGTAAAAGACTTGCCAGTGCAAATTAATTTTTTTGCATTAGGAAGTGTTAATGATAAAGTTACTATGGAATTCGATAAAGACAATACTGGTAATAGTTTTGTTTCTGATGTTGGCACTGGCAACATAACTATTAAACGTATGGATGATTTAAATTTACCTAAATTTGGATTATTAAAAATTGATTGTGAAAGACACGAGTTAGAAGTATTAAAGGGCGCAACTGAAACAATTTTAAAATACAAACCTATTATTATATGCGAACAACATCCTGACACAAATGAATGTGCCGGCGAGTACATAAAATCATTAGGTGCTATTGAACTTACTAATGTACGTAAAGATTATATATTTGGCTGGAACTAATACCATTTTAGCTATCCGCTTATAAACTACACACATAAATATCTACATGAGCAAAGTAGTATTAGTCACAGGTGGATTTGACCCACTACACAGCGGTCATATTAAATACTTTAAAGAAGCAAAGCTGCTTGGCGATCGATTAATCGTTGGCCTAAATTCAGACGAATGGTTAGAGCGTAAAAAAGGTAAAGCATTTATGCCTTGGAATGAACGCCTATGCATTGTAAATAACTTACAAATGGTAGACGAAGTTTTTACATTTATGGACGATGATGATTCTGCTATAAATTTTATAAAACAAGTTAAAGCACATTACCCTAAGGATCATTTAATTTTTGCTAATGGCGGTGATAGGACAAAACAAAACATTCCAGAAATGTCCGTTGAAGGTGTTGAGTTTGTATTTGGTGTAGGCGGCGGCAACAAAGCTAACAGCAGCAGTTGGATACTAGACGAATGGAAAACACAAAAGACTGAGCGTGATTGGGGTTACTGGCGTGTGCTAGATCACAAGCCTGCGCAAGGGTACAAAGTAAAAGAACTTGTAATTTATCCAGGTAAAGCACTAAGCGATCAAAAACATTTTAAACGTGCAGAGCAATGGATAGTGCTTGAAGGCGTAGTCGATATGAAGACTGAATGGAACGGCCAGACAGGTGATTTACAGTTAAAGCAACACGGTATGCCTTATGAAATAGGTAAAGAAGTTTGGCACTTAGCATCCAATACTGGTACAGAAAACGCACACATCCTTGAAATACAATGGGGCAGTGAGTGCATTGAAGAAGATATAGAAAGAAGAAACACATGAAAGTATTTGTAGGTTACGACACAAGAGAAGATATGGCATACCAAGTGTGCAAACATAGTATACTTAGGCACAGTCCGACCGCTGAAGTCAAACCGCTAAAGCAAAATGATCTTAAACGCCAAGGCTGGTATTCAAGAAGTGAAGACAAACTAGCAAGTACTGAGTTTACATTTACTCGTTTCTTGGTTCCAGAACTTACTAACTTTAATGGTTGGGCGGTGTTTATGGATTGTGATATGTTACTTAGAACAGATATTGCAGAGTTGTTTGCACAAGCAGACGATACAAAAGCAGTAATGTGTGTACAACATGACTACGCACCTAAAGAAGCTATGAAGATGGATGGACAACGACAAACAGTTTATCCACGTAAAAATTGGTCTAGTATGATGCTTATTAACTGCGGCCATCCTGCTAACAAAAGACTTAACATTGACTTAGTAAATGAGAAAGAACTTAACGGAGCATACTTTCACAGATTTAGTTGGCTAGAAAGTGATGACTTAATTGGTGAGATATCACCTGAATGGAATTGGTTAGTAGGACACTACGAAGAGCCAAAGGATGGCACACCAAAGCTATTACACTATACCGAAGGAGGCCCTTGGTTTGAAAACTACAGGGACTGTGAATATAATAAAGAATGGAAACAGGAACTACAGGATATGATGAATGAGTAGTAAAGTATTAAATATTGATGCTGTACCAGAAGAAGATTATGAGTTACTTTATGATAATTTTCTAACTGATTTTTTAAAAGGTATTCGCCGCACTAATATTACAACGAATACAAAGGGCACTACGCTTGTTAGGGGAGTAGGTGGCAAAAGTCAAAAAGCATATAGACGATGTTGGGAGCTGGGACAGAAGTTCTATGCTATAGATACAGGTTACTTTGGAAATTTTAAACATAAAACTTGGCACCGTATTACATGTGATGCATTACAAAATATGGAAGAATTTATAGAACGTCCAGATGATAGACTTAGATTTATATTAAAGCAGAAATCTTGGCAAGATATTTTTGTGCCGTTTACCCCTGGTAGGAAAATTATAGTATGTCCACCTAGTAATAAAGTTATGAATATGTTCCATCAACCCGACGCTGAAATATGGACTGAGGACGTAGTAACACAATTAAGAACATTAACTGATCGTCCTATAGAAGTTAGGTTAAAGCCTAGTAGATTTGATCGTGTTAGTTTTAATACAATGCAACAAGCACTTGCTGACGATGTACATTGTCTTATAACATATAATAGCATAGCTGCAACAGAAGCGTTAATGAATGGCAAAGCTGCTATATCATTGGGCCCAAATGCAGCTAGTAGAATATGTGAAACAGACTTAAAAAATATTGACAATCCAAGAATACCAACTGAGGACGAAATGTATGCATTTTTAACTCACTTATCTTTCTCACAATTTACACAACCTGAAATGTTAAACGGTACTGCTTGGAAAATATTGCAGGATCAAATGTAATGCAGATATCAGTTGCTTCTTACCTAAAAGGAATACCTAGTAAAAACGTAAATCCTCAGAAGACAGCGATTATTATGAATTTTATTAAAGGTGTTAATACGTTAGGTGATATCGGTAACGTTATTACAAATTACGATATAGCAAACGTAGACGTAGCTGTAGTACAAGGATTTGTACATCCTAATAGTAGAAATTCATCACATTTAACTTTAAGAAAAAATGTATTTGAATCACAGCAACAGCGTGGAAAACGTAGTATAATTGTTGATAGTAATTTATTTTTATATGCAGATCCTGTTAACACAAAAACGTTCTTGCGTTATAGTTATGACGGAATATTTCCTAACACTGGCGAGTATTGCAATGATACTCCTAATCCAGAGCGTTGGGACATTCTTAGTCGCGCCTTAGGCATTAGCTTAAAACCTTGGAAAAACGGTGGCCGTAATATTTTAATTTGCTGCCAACGAAATGGAGGCTGGAGTATGAACGGCAAGGAATTATTACCTTGGTTAATTAATACTATCGATCAAATTAAAAAATATAGTGATAAACAAATTGTAGTTAGATTTCACCCAGGTGACAAACGTACCAAAGAACATAAAATAGAATTACAAAAACATCGCCTACGTAATGTAGTTATAAGTAATACTGAAAGCATATTACAAGAATTTACACATGCACATTGCATTGTAAACTATAATAGTAGTCCAGCAGTTGCAGCAGCAATTGAAGGAGTTCCGGCTATTGTTTTAGACCCAGTAAGAAGTCAGGCAGCAGACGTATCACATCATAGTTTAGATAACATAGAAAATTTACAAGAGTTTGACAGAGAGGCATGGATATATAGAATGGCACAAATGCACTGGACACTAGACGAACTTAACAACGGAACAGCATGGAAGCACCTAAGGAAGTGGGCAATAAAATGAGCAAAGCAATAACAGTAGTAACAACGTTTCACCCAGCAGGATTATCAAAATACGGACAGCGTATGATTGATAGTTTTGCATTAAACATTGACAAGCGTATTAAGTTGTTAGTGTATGCAGAGGATTGTAAGCCTGTTAATCCTGATCCAAGCCGTATTGAGATATTAGATGCAAAGGCAGCATTACCTAAACTAAATGCATTTAAATCAACATGGGGACATGTTCCTAAAGCTAATGGTGACATTACTAATGAGCCACAGCGCCACACACGCAAGGACTGGATGAAGAAATTCAAGTGGGACGCAGTTAGGTTCGCTAATAAAACATACGCAGTGTATGACGCTTGTGTGCGTTCTAAGGACTGGTGTGTGTGGATGGACGCGGATACATATGTACACAG